TTGACTGTCACCCATTGGCTACGTGTGTTGGTCTTGAAAGGGCCGCTCATGTCTTTTGCAATGCGATCTGAACGAACTTGCCATCATCGATCAACATCGTCTCGCGCACCGTGTAGGCCACGCTATCGACCGTGATTGAGTTGCCACGGATCAAGCTGCCGAAGTTTGAAGCCCGTGCAGTCAGCGTGTAGTCAGTGCTGAGCACCATGCCATCGCTAAAGATCTGGCTCGGCATGTCCAAGATGCCATTAGCAGTAACGGCGCCAGCTGTGCAGCTGACGCCGAAGTCTGCCAGGAAGATGTCCAGATCTTCCGTGATCGCCATTAGCCGTACTTCGCCGAAGCGAGGCCCAACACTGCGACAGCACCGGCGCCGGTGCCACCAGCAACCGTGATCGAGATCTTCACAAAGCGCTTCAAAGAAGTCACGTTGACATAGATCTTTTGCAGTGATGCAGTGTTGGCGGTAGTGGTAGTGAAAGCGCCGCCAGTCACGTCGGTGTAAGAACCGCCGGTAGTGTCGGATTCGGTCAGCTTCACGGCATAGGTGATGCTGGCACCGCCGGCTTCGGCGTCCAACAGCACAGCCATGTCGCCCTCGTAACCTTGCAGGTCAACAGCAGAGCCGGTGCCTGTAGCGGTTACGACGTCATTGCGGAGCAGACCGAGGACCGTGGTCTTCGATCCAAGATTGTGGATGGTCATGGTTTAGCCCTCCGTCGGGGGGTTGAAGGTTTGCGTAAAGGTTGAGCAATAGTCTCAACCACATCAGCCACCTGTGCGGCTGCCTGAATTGCTTTACCAATGCCGATCAGGAGCTTGGCGTCGGAAGGGGATGCCTCAGTGACATCCCCAACACGAACCACCCGGCCCGCAAGCATTGTTTGCCGTAGGACCTGGATCAACATCAGAGGGTGTTGTTGCCGCGGCTGAAGGACTCAGGATGACGAATTGCGATGTCGCAATCCTGCATCGCGATGACGCGCACAGTGCCGCTGGTGCTGTGGGTGTAGGGGTCAACCATCAGGTCGAGACCTGAGAAGTAACCGATGATCAGGTCGGCGAAGTTACCGAACCAGAGATCATTGGATGCCACTTGGTTGGACAGCACGCCGCGGTAACCGTTGACCTCGCCGTTCTCCATGATGAAGATGCCAGAGCCGGCGTCCTTCTTCGTGGTCTTCAGATTGCCGCGCATGGCAGCGTTCATCAGGTAGACAGGGCTGCCCAGCAAAGCGTTGGCGGTTGCCACGTCGCTCTCGAGTGCCACCACCTCAGCAAAGGTAGGAGCATCATTAGCGAAGTCTTCAGTGCCGATGCCGGTGGTGTTCTTCAGGCCGAGGGGCTCATTGCTGGCGCCCGTGCCGTAAAGACCAGCGGCGTCAATCTTGAGAGCGATCACTTGAGCCAGGTCGTTGCGAACCATGTTCTCCACGTCGATGGAGGACTGGATCATCAGGCGACGGCTGAAGTCGGTGTAAGCAGCCACGGTGCGGGGCACCAGGCTGACCTGATCAACGGTCTGCTGGGATTCAGTGGGGGAACCGGACTCGGCCACCCAGTAAGCGGTAGCGGCGCCACTCTGGCGGGGAATTGCAACGTTGCCAGTCAGGCCGGTCAGCACGGTGGCGCCAGCTTGATCAAGAGCAGAAGCATTGCGGAGCAGATCGATGAAGCTACCAGCGTCGAGCATTGTCTCGACGAGGTTGCCACCAGCGGTAGCAGCGCCAACGTTCAAGTCGCGACGAAGCACATCCTGAGGGATGGTGATGCCACGGCTCTGACGGCCAAGCTTGGTAGCAGCAGCGTCAGATGCCTCAATCTCGAAAGCAGCAGCCTCACGGGCAGCGCGATCGGTTGGGTTGGACAGATAGTTGATGGCACGCAGGAAGGAGAAGCTGCGGGCTTCCTTCTCGCTCATGCCGAGATCGGCGGCGCTCATGTTGACAGGCTCCTGTGGGATGTTCATTTTGTCGAGAACAGCAGCCCGGGCCTCGTCGATTGAACGACCAGACTCGACCAGCTGGCGGCCCATCTCGCCCATGTTGTGCTTGTCGCACAGGGCAGAGATCTCAGCGATGCGGGAGCGCTCAGCCTCGGCGGCTTCGGCCCGCACCACGGCCAGATCGGGGGTGGTGGATTCCATTGAAGGAAGGGGATCAGGGGATGGTGCTGCCGAAGCAGCAGGTTCTGTGGGCGTTAACGCGCGGCCAATGCCCACAGTTTTGTCAGCGGGAACGCTGACGATCGACACCTCGTAAGGTGCCCAGGCAGTAGCAACAAAGTCACCACTGCCGCGCTCCTCCATTTTGTCGATGGAGTAGCCGAAGGACACATTCCGTAGAACGCCGTCCTTCACATCACTCAGGACTTCCTGAGCAAACGGGTTGCGGCTGAACCGCACCCGCGCATAGCCGCGCCGTCCTTTGCTATCAATCCTCGCACCCTCAACCACGCCGATCACACGGTCTGGGTTGTGATTGAACAGCAGCGGCGCGCCATCATTCAAACGGCTTAGGTCGGCTGCCTTTTCCTCGTGGCTCAGGATCTCATTGCCGAAGTAACGCGCGACAGGAAACTCAGAGCTAAACGGAAACTCATAGGTCCGATCCTCTACCTCGTCAAAGGTGGTTAACTCAGCCCGCTGATGACGTCCAAGGCCAGGCATGGCACGCAGTGCGTCGATCTTGTTCAGCGTCGAGAACTTATGGCCAACCATTGTCTCGGTCGCTTCCCACCCGTCATCGCCTTCGCTGTAGATGCGAATCAACGCTGCTGGATCTTCCGGTGTTGCGTCGATGCTGAACTCAGTGCCGGGGACACCAAGCGTACCCTCGCGCATGATGTGTTCGATTCTGCCCTGAGCAGTGCCGCCACTCGACTCCCAACGCACGAAGTCGCCCTCGGTCAAGTCATCTGCGGCTGCACGTTCTGCCGTAATTGCGCCTTCCATCTCCATAGCGCTTCTGTCTTGTAGTTCTTTGATTCTATCGGCCTTGCTATTCGACCAAGTTTGCCCAGCATCACCACCCCATGCTGCCCATGCAACACGGCCCGGAGAAGGATAACCATCTTCGTCAGGGTTGAAGCCTTCGCCCTGCTTATCCACCTCATGCCGGGCGAACCATGCCGCCATCGTGATCACGGTGTCTGGGCTCAGCTCATCACCCGACAGGATCTGGCTTGCCCTGGTCGCTGCCACCTCGGTCCCGCCCTGCTCGTCTTCAGCCTTCCAATCGCGGAAGCGTTGCGCTTCCGTGCGCATCCCGTCGGTTGGCATCAGGTCGATCTCAGTTCCGTTGATGTTGGCCATCAATCGTCTGCCTCCTCAAGTGGATCCTCGAGCACCGACAGCTCTTCATACCCCTCCTCTTCCGTTGGAGATTCGGTGTCACCAAACGGATCGATCGAACCGGCCGGCCTGGCCTGCGTCAACCCGGCTGCGCTGACTTCGCTTGGATCAGTATCGAGCACGATGTCCATCTCATCCAGCATGGCCAGCTCAGCCTGGCGCGCAATCAGCACATCATCCAGATCGCCGCCCTGCTCGCTGATTACCTGACCCAGAGTCTTGAATCCACAGCGCACAGCATCTTTGTATGCATTGACTTCCCGCTGCGGATCCACCCACTCCCAGCTACGCGGAATCCAACGACTGGCGCGATACCGATCAGGGTTGGTCTCATAGGCAGGCAAACTTAGCTGACCGCTCAGCACTGCCATTTCAAGCCAATTCTCAAAAACAATCTGGTGGAAGTTTTCGATGAAGAATCGTTGCAGCACTTTGTAGGTATCGCGCTCCTCAAGCAAGCTCAGCCGGCTGCTGCTGTAGTTGCTCTCGCTGAAATTCTTGCTGATGCTCTCGAAGCTGACGCCAATGCCAGCTGCCACAGCCCGCAACATCGACCGCGTGAAAGGTTCAAGCTGACCGTCAGGCGCATTCAGGTCTGGCACCGTCACGCTCTCACCTGGGGCCAGATACTTGAACACACCCGGCGTGAACTCACTCACGCGCTGGCCTTCATAGATCTCATCGCCCACCAGCTCGCCCTCTGGCGATTGGATGAATCCCATCAACGCACTGCTGGCCCGTGCCCGCACCACCTCGGCCTCCTCATAGCCCTGCAACATGTGGAGCCGCATCAACGCCGACGCGAACCATGTCACGCCTCTCGTCTGGCCTGGCCGCTCTGACAGAAACAGGTGGATCACCTCATCAGCAGGCACCCGAATCCGCCGGCCATTGGTCCGCGGATTGCCCGCGTAAGTGTCACCCGGATGGTTTGCATAGAAGTGATAAGCCTGCGGTCGGAGATACCCATCCACCTCGATGCCCATCCGAACCGTGTTGCCATCAGCAGCCTGTGGCACATCATCATCAATCAGATAATCCGCCTCAAGCACCTGCAATGCAAATGGCACCCGGCTGCCACCAAATGGTTGACGGATCATCCGAATGAACACCTCACCAGATTCGGCCAGACTGCGCGCTAGCAAGCGCTCCATATCGTGGAAGCCCAGCAGGCCGCTTACATCGCAGCGGCTTTTGTGCATCCACCGCTCCCACTGTTCATGAATCTGACCGTTGATGGTCTGATCCAACCGCCCGCCACGCTGCATTCGCACCTGGGATTGGTGCTTAATCCCGTGCCCAATCACATTGTTTTGGATGCTCCGCAATGCCTGCCGTGCATAATCATTGTCACGGCACAGTTGCCGCGCACGGTTGCGCAGTGCTTTGAAACTCGACTTGATCTCGCTGTCGGCGCTCGTGCCGCTCGTCACCCAGTCAGCAGTCAGCCGGCTAACCCGTGCGCCTTGGTATGCCCGACGCTGAGGCCGTAATGGCTCAAAACCCATCGCCCTAAATAGCCGCGTCCGCAATCCCATCAGAACCTCACGAACAGATTGTGGGGATTGCCAAGACCGTTGGCGATCAGGTCCGCCATTTGCTCGCGCTTCACTTCAGCCTTGAGCTTACTTTCAAGCTGAAGCAAATCGGCCATGTCGTACTTCTTAAGATTACGGTTGCCGATTGTGTATTCCTTCGCAACACCGCCAGCCACGATCGCGCGGATCGCTGCCTGCACCGCTGCCAGGTCCTGCTCTGCCTGCGACCGACCATCAACCGCGCCTGGTGTGCCGCTGTAGCTCAGACTCCGCAGCACCGTCAGCTGCCCTGAGCCCATCGTCACCGTGCTGCCAGTCTTCGTCGCGACCGCCTGCCAGTACCACTGCCCAGCATCGAAGGCCGTACTGGTTCCCGCCGCAATCGTGAACTCCCATCCAGTCCCATAAGCGCTGCCCACCACCGTCGCGCCTTCGCTAGCGGTATTAGTCCGCAGGTAATAGGTCAGCGTGTAGTCGGAGCTGCTGATCACGTTCCCCAAATTGTCGGCACCAGGAACATCCCGCCATTGGATGGTGTCGGCTGCTCTGATTTCGCTGGGGATGTTCACGGCCTACCAGTTGTTTACAAATCCAGGCCCGGCCGCAGCATGTGCCGCAGGCTGTTGTTTCGATCTTAGCGGCGTCTTCTTCCCATGATCAAGTTGATCCGCCAGCTGCTGCCACATCGTCGCGCGGTTCATCCGTCTTGAGAACAGCAGCATCGCCGCATAGGCATACACCACGCAATCCAGCGCTTCATTTCGATCGCCTGCTTTCTTCACCCACTCTCGAATCGGGAACCCGCGGTGGTACCGCAGCGCCTGCCGTTCGCTGGTCAGTTGCCTGAAGTATTCCTCATCAGCAGCCATCCCGAAGTACAGCGTCCCGATGCCGCCTGCTTCGTTGTGCCGCAACCTACCGAACAGCGTTGTCTTGATCGTGTCAGTCCCCAGCTGATACAACGTCACGCCGCGCTTCAGCACCCGCCCCTGCCAGCTCACATCGACCTTGCTGCCCTTACCCACCGCCGGGCTGTTGCGTCTGCTGCTGCCCTTGATTGCCACCACGTTTTGTCGCACCCGGTCGCGCACATATCGATACACCTCATGGGTGCAGTGGCCGCCACTGTCCACCGCCACCTGCGACACCTTCAACGACTTGCCGCCAGCCGTTGCCCATTCCGTCACCAGCACCTGATCCAACTGCGCCCACACTTCCGTCTGCGTCGGATCACCCATCAGCTCCTGATGCCAGATCATCCAACCCGTTTCACCCTCACCCCAGCCCCACACGCTCACCGCCAGCCGGTTGTCCTGCACATCCACGCCACACGTCAGCAACACCACGCCATCGGGGCAGGTGCCTGACTCATACGCGAGCCGCTTAGTCATCAACCCATCAGCGCTCACGGCCGCGGCGTAATCCTCCTCCCAGGTCTCAGCCAGCCTGGTATTCACAAACGCCTTCAACGCTGGCGCGTCTGACTTGGCCCGCAGAAAATCATCCACCAGCTGCTCCCAGCTGCACCACCCCAGCGGGCTGTAAAGGCCCGACAACTGAAAGCCAGCCGTCCTGCCATCGCTCGGTGCAGTCGCGCGCCACTCACCAGCAGACAACATCACCGCTTTGTGGTTCTCTTCAAACCGCTCGCCGCAGTGCTCGCACTGATAGCGCACATCCCCCGGCCGCTTGGCATCCCACTTAAGCCGCGGCCATTGCAACCACTGCATCCCACCGCAGCTAGGGCACGGCACATAGAACCGCCGCTGATCGCTCCGCAAATACTCCGCCTCAATCCGGCTAAAGTCCTTCACCGTTGGCGTGCTGGTCAGCAGAATCTTGCGCCTGGCGAATGTCGTGGTCCGGCGCTCAGCCAGCGCCACCGGATCGCCCTCACCGTCCACATCACTGGGGAAGGCATCAACCTCATCAGCAAACAGATAACGGCACGGCGCCGACCGCAGACCCGTCGCACTGTTGGCCCCAGTCAGCAGCATGATCCCGCCGCTGAACTCTTTGCTGAACATCGTGTTACCCGAATCCCTCGCTCTCGCCGGTGCAATCTTCGACGCCAAACATGGCGTGTCAGTGATCATGCTCTCGAGCCGTTGCTTACTCAGTCGTTTCGCCATCTCCACCGTGGGCTGCACGCACAGCATCGGACCCGGCGCATGGTCGATCACATAGCCCAGCCAGTTGCTGCCTGCTTCGGTCTTGCCCGTCTGCGCCGCGAACATCATCACCACCCGCTGGATTGGGCTGTTGCTGCTCAGGCAGTCCATCGGCTCGCGTAAGTACGGCGTGCGCCCCGTCCGCCATGGGCCAGGCTCCGCACTCGCCTTGCTGCTCAGCCGGCGGTGCTTGTCAGCCCACTCGCTAACCGTCAACGGCTGCTCCGGCCGCAGCCCATCCATGAATCCCGCGCGCCAAGGATTAGCCATTGCTCAGCTCCACCAACGCCGCACGGTGCTCATCCGTCAGCACCGCATGGATCCGTACCGGATCGGTCTCACCCGCCAGCTGGTAACTCAACCGATCGGCCAGGTTGGCCAATGCCTCGCGCACGCTACGACCCAGCGCAAACGCTTCCTTCTGCACATCCACCGCAGGGACCAGCTCCTTTCGCTTCAAATCCACTTCCAGTTTGGCCAGCTCCGCCTGGTAATGCTCACGCCGTGCACGGCTTTCATTCAGCTCCGGGATCTCATCATCTGGCAACCCAGCCACCTGCTGCCGCAACTCGCGCGCATCTCGTGGCTTCACCGGATCCGGTTCATCCACCTTGGCAACGTTGTTCTTCAGCGTGTTCTTCCGCCACAGCTCTAGCGCCATGTCCCGATCCAGCCAGCGCTTGCCGTCTTTCTCCACCACCGCAGCAGCAATCCGGCTTTTGGTTGCATGAGTCACAGCCGCCTTCGTGCAGCCCTTGATGGCAGCAAACTCAGAAAACGTTACTAGCAAAGTTAAGCAACGGCTAGGCTTAGTTAACTAATGATAAACCGCGGTAAACGCCCTAGGGGTGTCTTAAGGCAAGACTCACTGAGACCCATTGCGGCGCAAGGGTTTACGGGGATTGGCCGCTGGCGCTAGCTTTTTTCTGCGGTC